CCCACCCAAATCCCTGCACGTATTCAAGCCCGGTCGCCACACGGCGATGCAGGGCTCGACCCTGGACTTCAGCGAGTCCCAGCTCGCCGCCTGCGCCGCCGCTTACGACCCGGCGCTGCATGAAGCGCCCCTGGTCATCGGCCACCCTTCAGCGACTGCGCCCGCCTACGGCTGGGTGAAATCGCTGAAGGTCAATGGCAACGGCTTGCATGCCATCCCCGGCCAGCTCAATGCCGACTTCGCCGAAATGGTCCAGTCCGGCGCCTTCAAGAAAATAAGCGCCTCCTTCTACCTGCCCGACGCACCCAATAACCCCGTGCCCGGCACGCTCTACCTGCGCCATGTTGGCTTCCTCGGCGCCCAGCCGCCCGCCATCAAAGGCTTGGCGCCGGTGGAGTTCGCCGACGGCGAAGCCGGCATCGTCGAGTTTGCCGACTGGGACGACATCCAGAACGCCAGCCTGTGGCGCAGCCTGCGCGACTGGCTGATCGGGCAGTTCGGTCAGGATGCCGCCGACAAGGCCATACCCGGCTATGGCGTGGCGAGCCTGGAAGATGCGGCCCGCACCGAATCCGACCCCGCAGACCTCACCCAACCGGCCTTTGCCGAATCCAAGGAAACCCCCATGACCGATGCCGAAAAACAGGAACTCGCCACCCTCAAGGCTGAGAACGCCCGCCTCAAAGCCGCCCAGACCGCCAGCGCCGCCGCTGGCCGTCACGCCAGGAATGTCGACTTCGCCGAGACGCTGGTAAGCGAAGGCCGGCTGGCGCCCGCCGCCCGCGAGGTCATTGTCGCGACGCTCGACTTTGCCGATACCCCGGCCGACGCCATGCCGCGCGGCATCGTCGAGTTCGGCGAGGGCGACGACAAGAAGCCGCTGGGCCAAGCCCTGCGCGACACCTTTGCCGCGCTGCCCAAGATCGTCGAATTCGGCGAGGTGGCGACCAAGGGCAAGGCCAGCGCCGATGCCGGCAAGGAAATCAACCCGCTGATTGCCGACGCCGAAGCCCGCGCCAAGCAGTAACAGCCTTTCACGCTTACCCAAGGAATTGCCATGTCTTCGACAACCGAACCGAATTACCTGAGTGACCTGCTGCTGGTGGAAGGCAAGCCCGGCCTGACCAAGGACAACGTGATCATCACGGCCGGCAGCTACGCCATGGGCACGGTGCTGGCACGTGTGTCCGGCAAGTATCTGCCGGTAGATCCAGCCGGTACCGGTGCCGCCAAGGTCAGCCGCGCCGTGCTGGTCGAGGCGGTAAACGCCAGCGCCGCCGACAAGCCTGGTGTGGTGATCGCCCGCAATGCCGCCGTTGATGCCGCCTTTCTGGTGTGGCCGGTCGGCATCAGCGATAGCGCCAAGGCCACGGCGCTGGACGAACTCGACGCACGCGGCATCGTCGCGCGGACCACGCTGTAAGGCGTCACCGCTTCAACTTATTGAGGAGCTTGTATGAATCTCGCAGACCTGTTCACGGTGACCACCCTCACCGCATCCATCAACAAACTGCCGCTGATGCCCAGCAAAATCGGCGCGCTGAACCTCTTTCAAGATGAAGGCGTCACCACCTCGACGGTGACCATAGAAGAATGGCAAGGCAAGCTGAAGCTGATCCCCAATACTTCGGTCAATGCTGACCCCATCCCATTGGCGGCCAACAAGCGCAAGCGCAAGACTTTCCAGCTATCCCATTTGCCGGAAATCCGCCAGATACTGCCATCCGAGCTGCAAAACATTGCGCCGTTTGGCGGCGAAACCAATGTGATTCAGCAACAGTCGACCATCATCAATAACAAGCTGCAGGAGATGCGCAACTGTATCGAGGCCACACGGGAGTGGTATCGCATGGGCGCGCTGAGCGGTCAGATTCTGGATGCGGACGGCTCCGTGCTGATTGACCTGTTTACCGAATTCGGCATTTCCAAGCGCACCGCCAACATCGCGTTCAGCACTTCCACCACCAATGTCCTGAAGGCGGTGATGGATGCCAAGCGCTCAGCCGAAACGGCGCTGGGCGGCAATATGGCTACCGGCTGGATCGCGTTTTGCGATGCGGGCTTCTATGACGCGCTGGTTGGGCACGCCACGGTGAAAGCAGCCTTCGCCGGTTATCAGCAGGCGGCGGATCGCCTGGGCGGCGACCAGCGCGGTGGGTTTGTGTACGGCGGCGTGACCTTCATCGAATACAACGTCACGGTGTCGGGCCAACCTTTCGTGCCAACCAATACGGCACGCCTGGTTCCCCTCGCACCCAGCATTTACAAGTTCTACAACGGCCCTGCCAACTACATCGAGACCGTCAACACGCTCGGCCTGCCTTTCTACAGCAAGGCGGAACCACGCAAGATGGGTAAAGGCTGGGATATCGAAGCGCAGGCGAACCCGGTTGCGCTTTGCCTGAGCCCCGAAGCCCTCTATGAGCTGAAGGCGACCTGAGCCATGGCCTACGCGACCCGCCTCGATCTGGAAGCGCTGTTCGGCGAGAGTGTCATCGCCGACCTGCTGCTTCGCCATGCCGACCCGGATGCTGCGGTGTTAGTCGCGCTGGATCACGCCAGCGAGGAGATCGATGGCTGGGTGGCGACGCGTTACCAGACACCGTTTGCCATAGTGCCGGCCACCGTCAAGCGCATGTGCTGCGTGATCAGCCGCTACAACCTGTATGGCCGGGATGTGCCAACGAATGAACCCGTCTATATCGCCTACGCAGATGAGCTGAAAGCGCTCAAGGCGATAGCGCAGGGACTCAACAGCTTGCCGGCACCGACCATCGGTGCAGGGGAAACGCCAGCGGCAGAGGGCAAGGTGCAGGTCCGAGCCCGGCGCCAGGTGTTTGGCCCGGACGTTTTAAGGCACATGCCATGAATCTCGACCTGGTCGTGCAGAAACTCTCGCCGCTTAAGCCCGGCACCTTGAAATTCCTGGCCGGCGCCGCCGAGTTCGACCCGGAACGCATGACGGCTCCCGTTTACCCGGCCATCTATGTGCTGCCCTCTGCTGAGGTGGGCGTACCCAATGACACGCAGGGCGGTGCCCAGCAGATCCTCGTCCAGTTCGCCCTGGCGATTGCCGTCCAGGGCGCCAAGGACAGCACGGGTGCCGCTATCCAGGATGCGCTCAAGCCGATTCGCCAAGCCGCCTGTGCCGCGCTGTTCGGCTGGAAACCCGACCGGGGCATGTCGCGCGTCACCTATACGCGCGGACAGGTGATGGTCTTTAAACCGGGTGGCTTGCTGTGGTGGCTCGATGAATACAGCACGTCTTATTACATCGCGATGTAGCAAAACGCTTCCCGCATTCCAAATCTGAAAAGGAGTTTCACAAAATGACTCAAACATCACGTAAGCAACACTTCGTCGGCAAAGGCGTCGTCTCGTTGGGCTTGGCGGGTTCAGTCGCGCTGCTGGAGGGCGGCAATACTTCCAAGGCGGACCTGAACGTCACCGAGGAAACAAAGGATTTCCCCGACTATCAAAGCGCAGCAGGCGGTTCCGCGTCCTACTCCACCCGTATCAGCAGCGTGGGGGTTTCGCTGGAACTGCGCATCCTCAGCCCGGAAAACCTTGCCATTGCCTATCACGGCACCAATACCGCCGTTGCCGCCGCAACCGCCCAGGTCAAAACCCTGATCGGTGCTATCGGCGTGATTCCGCTGCTGGACATCGTGGCCGGCAATGCCTCGTTGAAGGACACCACGCCAGCGGCCTGGGTGGCGACAACCGCCTATACGGTCGGCCAGCGCGTGAAGTCCGGCACCGGCTTGACGACGCATATCCAGGTGGTGACCATTGCCGGCACATCGGGAGCTTCGGCACCGACCTGGTCAACCTCTGGCAGCACCGTGGTAGACGGCACGGTCACCTGGCAGGACGAAGGGCTGGTCAAAACGTACACGGCAGGCACAGATTACGTCGTGAACCCCGGCAGTCTGACCATCCCGCCAACCTCCACGATCATGGTAGGCCGTTCGCTGGACTTCACGTACGACCGCTCGGCCCACTACGTGCTCGATGCGCTGACCAGTGCGGCGCACACCTGGATCTTGCATATCGAGGGGCTGAATGATGCCGATGATGGCTCCCCGGTCATTCTGGATATTCCCCTGGTCAAGTTCGGCGCAGCCAAGAACCTGCCCGTCATCGGTAGCGACTTCGCCGCGCTGATGCTGGAAGGCCGTGTCATCAAGTCCGTGCCAGGCGCACCCGGCCAAAGCGCCTACTTCCAGGTGCGTCAGCCGGCTGCTACTCCTTAACGCTTTTCCCGTATTACCCAGCCATCAC